ACTTAAAGTAACTAAGGGTGGTACTGGCGTTGGAACAAGCACAGGATCTGGCAATAATGTATTGTCAACAAGTCCAACACTTGTTACTCCAATTTTAGGGACTCCAACATCTGTAACACTAACCAATGCTACTGGACTTCCAATATCAACAGGCGTATCAGGATTGGGTACAAGTGTAGCTACATTTTTAGCAACTCCAAGCTCATCTAATCTTGCATCTGTTTTGACGGATGAAACAGGCTCTGGTTCTGCGGTATTTGCTACATCACCTACACTTGTAACTCCTGTTCTAGGTACTCCATCTAGCGGCACTCTTTCATCTTGCACAGTTGATGGTACAGACGCAGTTGGATTTAGAAATATTCCTGTTAACAGTCAGAGCGCAGCATATACAGCAGTATTGGCAGACTCAGGTAAAGTGATTTTTCACCCATCAACTGATGCTAATGCAAGGACTTTCACAATTCCTGCAAATAGTTCTGTAGCATATCCAATTGGAACGGCAATTACATTTATCAACATGACAAGTCAAGTAGTCACAATTGCAATCACTACAGACACAATGTATTTGTCTTCTGCTGGCACTACAGGATCACGCAGTTTGGCTCAGTATGGATCAGCTACAGCAATCAAAATTACGTCTACCAACTGGTTAATCTCTGGGAGTGGTTTAACATGAGTGGCGCACTACAAGCTGTTTACAAAAACCATAGAAGTTTTTCGGTTCCTCCAGTATTAGTTAATTATCTTGTTGTGGCTGGCGGTGCTGGCGCTTTAATTGGCGGTGGTGGCGCTGGAGGTTTTAGAACTGGCAATCCAGAAATATTTTCCTCGTTTACTGTAACTATAGGCGCTGGCGGTTTAGGAAATGCAGAGCCTGGTGGTCAAGGTTCTAATTCTGTATTCAGTACCATTACATCTGCTGGTGGTGGTGCGGCATCTTTAGCCCAAAATGGCTATGCTGGTGGTTCTGGTGGCGGTGGTGATGCTTCTGATTCTTCAAGAACTGGTGGCGCTGGCAATACCCCATCAACATCTCCATCACAAGGAAATAATGGTGGAACTAACTTTGTAACTGCTTCATATACGGGTGGTGGCGGTGGTGGCGCTGGCGCAGTAGGAAGTAACGCAACAACATCTAATGGCGGTAATGGTGGTGCTGGTTCAGCATCATCTATTTCTGGCTCATCTGTTAACTATGCTGGCGGTGGTGCTGGCGGTACATATTCAACTGGTGGAACTGCTACTGGTGGTACAGGCGGTGGTGGTAATGCTGGCTCACCAGGACAGGCTGGCACTGCAAATAGAGGTGGCGGTGGTGGTGGTGGTGCTAGTAGGGCGGGCGGTAATGGCGGTTCTGGAATTGTAATCTTGTCATATCCATCTACATACCCAGATTTAACATCTATTGGCGCTGGATTAACTTACGCAAAAACAACTTCTGGTGGAAATACAATTTACACATTTACTGCTGGCACAGGAACAGTTACTGTTTAACATCATGGCACATTACGCATTTTTAGATTTAAACAACATTGTTACCGAAGTTATCGTCGGTAAAGATGAGGGCGAAGGCGGTATAGATTGGGAACAACATTATGGTGAGTTCCGTGGTCAAACTTGCAAGCGCACAAGTTACAACACCCGTGCTGGTGTTCACTTAAATGGTGGCACGCCCTATCGCAAAAACTATGCTGGTATCGGATCCACATACGATGCAAATCGTGATGCGTTTATTGCGCCCAAACCATACGCAAGTTGGGTATTAAACGAAACATCTTGTATTTGGGAAGCGCCAAGCCCTGTGCCAAATAATGAAATACCATATTATTGGAATGAAGAGCAATTAGCTTGGATTGAAATGACATGACACAAGAAGTCACCCACGAACAAATCTACGAAAGACTGCTTGCAGTTGAAACTAAGGTAGATGCTATAGACAAGAACACAAGTGGTCTTGTAGAGGCTATAAACGCTTTAGATGGGGCTTTTAAAGTCTTGGGTTGGGTTGCCTCTGCTGCCAAGCCTATTCTTTGGATTGGTGGGTTGATTATGGCTGCTGGTGCTATTTGGCAGACTTGGCTTAAAAAGTAATGGCTAATGTAAAACAACAACTAGATATTCCTGCGATCCCGTCTTTAGGATTGTCAGGACTGATCTATTCTCAAAATGTCCAAAACCAGAATAATGGCATATTGAGGTTGTTTTTTACCAAGCTAACAAACGTAATTGGTTCTTTGATTGGCCCTTCTGGTGGGAAGTACCTAAACAATCCTTATGGTGTTTTTTTAGATACTACAGATCAAGTTGCAGCCAACACAACAACCGCTTATCCAGTTACTCTAAACACAACAAGTTTGTCCAATGGTGTTTCTGTTGCAAGCAATTCAAGGATTACTGTAGCTTTTGATGGCATTTGGAACTTACAGTTTTCAATTCAATTTAAGAATACTACTAATGATGGTCAAGACTTTGATATTTGGTTTCGCAAGAATGGTGTAAATATAGATAATTCAAATAGACGTTTTCACCTGCCAGCAAGAAAGATTCTTGCCGATCCAAGTCATTTGATAGCAGCTATAAATTTCATGGAAAGCTTGGTAACTGGTGATTACATTGAAATAGTGTGGAGGACAACCGACACGGGGGTTAGTATTGAGCATTTTGCTGCCAGTTCTACCCCAACAAGGCCAGCGGTTCCTTCAGTCATTGTCACAATGACGTTTGTGTCTAACCTACCTACGCTATAGAATGCAGATATGGCTTACATTCCACTACAAATTCCTCCAGGCGTATACAAAAACGGGACTGAATATCAGTCTAAAGGCCGTTGGAATAGCGCAAATCTAGTACGTTGGTACGAAAACACTATACGTCCAGTAGGTGGTTGGAGGAAGCGTTCTGCTAGTCAAATGACGGGTTTGGCCCGTGGGCTGATTAATTGGCGAGACAATGGTAATAATAGACGTATCGGAATTGGTACACATTCAAAGCTATATGCAATGAATGAAGCTGGTACTTTAACAGACATTACTCCAGCAACATTTACTGTTGGCGATCCAGATGCAGTACTTAAACTTGGTTATGGTTATGGAATTTATGGAACATCGGCTTATGGTGTTGCTAGACCAGATTTAGGTTCATACACCCCTGCTACTACTTGGAGTTTAGATACCTTTGGTGAATATCTGGTTGCCTGTTCATCAAAAGATGGTAAATTGCTTGAATGGCAATTGAATACTGCTAGTGATGCAGTTGCAATTACTAACGCACCAACAAGTTGTACTGGCCTTATCGTTACTCAAGAACGATTCTTATTTGCGTTGGGTGCGGGTGGTAATCCACGTAAAGTTCAGTGGTGTGACCAAGAAAACAATACAGTTTGGACTCCTGCGGCAACTAACCAAGCTGGCGACTTTGAGTTAACCACTATTGGCTCACTAATGTGTGCTAAACGCATCCGTGGATCTACTATCCTGTTTACTGATGTGGATGTTCATACTGCTACATACATTGGTCCTCCGTTCATTTACAGTTTTGAACGTGTTGGTACTGGTTGTGGTGTTATTTCTAAGCAATCAGTCGCCACTACCGACAATGCTTGTATTTGGATGTCTGGATCAGGCTTTTGGATATACGATGGCTTTGTTAAACCATTAAATTCTGATGTTTCAGATTACGTATTCAGTAACATGAACGTAACTCAATCATCCAAGGTTTATTGCGTACACAACTCTAACTTTGGAGAGATCTGGTGGTTTTACCCAAGTGCCGCTTCTAATGAAGTAGATTCTTACGTTTCTTACAACTATCGTGAGAATCATTGGGCTATTGGTACGTTAGCACGTACGTGTGGGACAGATCGTGGCATCTTTACTTATCCAATTATGGTATCTACAGATGGCTATATTTATGAGCATGAAGTTGGATTTTCCTATGATGGTCAAACATTGTTTGCCGAGTCAGGACCAATAGAGCTAGGCAATGGAGACAGGACTATGAGTCTGACAGGATTAGTTCCTGATGAAAAGACTCTAGGTGATGTCCAAGTTCGGTTTAGCACTAAGTTCTACCCAACCTCTACAGAATACAACTATGGCCCATATTCAATGGCTAATCCTACTTCAGTACGCTTAAGCGGAAGACAAGTAGCCGCGAAGATTGAAGGCGTTAGATTAACTGATTGGCGTGTTGGCGTTATTAGATTTGATGGGAAACCTGGCAGTTTTAGATGATTGACTATGAAAAGTACAAGATTAATGGTGAATTACCATTATGGGCTGTATCTTTTCAAAAAGTAGAGAAAATCTTACAACCTGCTTTAGAATACGACAATACATATAATATGCAGGACGTAGCCGACTGTATTGACAGTTGTACGATGCAA